CCGCCATCGGCGCCGGCACCACCGGCAGCAAACGGCTCCCACCCATAAATAGACAGCCCCTCTCCAATTCCGAATGCCGGGACACCAACCACCCCGAGGTTGATATAAGTATCACCATTGGCTCTGTTTCGATCTTGTCTGGCTCTAACTCCACCAAGAAGCCCGGCGTATTTGGAGCGCGCGGTGTCCTGTGCGGCTTGAAGCTGCCTTTCTTTATTCAAGCGCGCACTCCAATTTTGGTCGTCCGAGACTGCGAGGTCAGTGGGGGCTTCCCACATTTGGGTACCGTATGGATAATTGGGGGCTAACGCGTTGCCTTCGTCGTCCCAACCAATCGTTTGTTCGTGAATAACCGAAAAGTCGACTGAAACGTTATAGTTCACGGGCATTACCGTGTTGGGTCCTTTTTCTAAAACACCCTCTTTTGTCATTTCGGTGCTCACACTGACGTTGTTTATGGCGCACAGCAGACCTAACTCGGGATCCGCCGACGAAAGATATTGGTTGTATAAATCGTTGCGTTTAGTCATTTCTGATTTGCTTTTTTTGTCTGCAGCTGCTGGTTCGAGCTGTGACACGTCTTGAATCAGGTTTAATACTTTAATCCGTACCAGCGGGGCTTGCGACAAAAGAAGCTGATCGCGGAAGCCTTGCTTCTGTTGGTTTCCCATTGCAGCTTTCATGTATGTAGGATACAGCATTTGAGATAGACTTTGTATTCTTCCCATGTTTTCGAAAGCTTCGCTTTCGGAAGATGCCGGCACAGAAAAGGCTAAACTGATATTTCTGATCGTGTTCGAATAGGTGTATATGGGATCGGTGCGCCCGAATGCCGTTTGAGACTTCCAGTCAGCTTTCCAGTTTTCATCGTATTTTGTGATGAAAGCTTTGAAAAATACAGACTGTTTTGAAGCTACATGCAAGAATGAGAGGACCATTTTTCCGCCATTGGCGTATGCGTCCGATCCATCAACAAAAGATTCAGATTCGAGTTCTCCAGATTTACCAGCAGTATATTTTGATTGCCAGAAAAAATTAGTGTCGTTATTGCTTCCCATTATTAATCTCCATGTGTGGCAGCTTGTGCGATCCCGCCTACTACATTAACTACCTTCTTATCCATTTCTCGACCATCCATATTCATAGATAAGTTGAGAACATAAGGATCTTTCTTCTCGGCAGACTCACTTGCACCCATCATTCCTTGCCATTGGGCTTCCGCATTGGCTTTTACTGCTGCTATCCCTTCCGAGGCTAAACCCATGGCATCTCCGATGGCTGGATTTGCGCCGCCGGTAACAACATCCATTAGACTTGCGCCGGCTAGCTTTTGTCCAACACTTATGAGTCGCTGAGCCCAAGCAGGAAGAAGATTGTATATTCCATCTATTGTTTCACGTACCCATTTGCCAAAGTTTTCAAATGGCGACATAAGAGCCTGGACAAGTGGGAGCCCCACCTCGTTATATAATAGCTGTGATGGTGAGCTAATATCGAAAAAGTCTTTAAATCCCTGAACTATTGATTTACCGGTATCTGTAATTTTCGCACCGAGTTCTTCCCGGGATGGGATTATCGACATGAAGCTAGCGCCTAGATTTTTAAACCAACCGGTCCAGGCATTCATTATTTGATCAAAATTGGCAGGATCAAAGGAATCCTTAAACAGAGTAATCCAGGGTGCATCAAACCCAAAAAACTCAGCTACATACGCGACTAGCTTTCCAAACATAGCGATTATTCCGGTGAACCAAGCCATGTACCACCTCTTGGTGCCCTCGAACAGACCCCCTGAGAAGCCCTCCTTGATCCACTCCCACTTCTTCCATACCCCCATAATGCCACCGGTGAATGCCACAACAAGTGCTGCGATTCCAGCTGGAATTGAAAAGACGACGCCACCGATCGCGGAAAGAGCGGCGCCGACGGCAGATAAAGCGCTAGTAAGCAGACCCCACCCTCCGACGCTGGCAATCGCTGTAATGACTTGCATGAGAAGCATCGCTAAGCCAATGAAATCTCCCCACTTGTCCGTAACGTCCTCGGTTTTGGCTATCATTGTGCTATTGATCGCTTGAGTAGCCGCAAGAAGACTGTCTGCGTTCTTGTCAAACAGGTTGGTTGCTGCGTTCTCCAAGGCATTAATGGAGGGCATAAATGCTTTCTTGATATTGTCGGCAATTTCCTCGAAAGACTTCATGGTGAAGGCATCTTTTTGTACCGCCTCGAGGGTAGCCGGGGTTTTGCCCATTTCTTTTTGGAAGTCGTCCATGTTGCCGCTCATCGCCTTACCTAGTGTTGCAACATCCACATCCATGGCTTGTGCCATAGCAATTTTCTGGAAGCGCCCCATATCTTCAAATGATTGTCCGGATGCGTCTAACGCATCGCGAAGCATCATAAATCGCTCGGCAGGATCCTCCGCCATCATAAGATCCATGGAATTAACAAAGTTGCCGCCCAACATTGCATTAAGCGATCCTGCAGCGTCCGCGGCGCCCTCGAAAGTGTCGAACTTCTCAACAATACTTACAATTTTGTTCATTTCAAGACCAGTTATCTTTGATATTCTAGCTAGTTCCTTAAACGTTTTCGATCCGGTTGAGCCAATCTTTGCTAACTCATTTTCCATGCCGCCGAAGGCGCCCGTAAGGTCACTGAGCGGCATCTGAAGGTCAATGGCTGTAGCACGCATTTCAATAAACATCTGGGATGCTTCTTCACCAGACATACTCATCGTTTTCATCGCTTGTTGGATTCCAGATGCATACGTTCCTGTGTCGATACCGACCTCAGCCAGTAGGGCGCCAGTTTTAACCAAGTCTTGTTGCTGCTTGCCCGACATCGTTGAAAAATCGCTAACGCTGCCATACAAAGATTGAGTGGCGGCGGAGGCTTCCCCAATGCTGACTCCATATATACGCAACTGATCATAAGCTTGCCCGATGTTATCGGCCATGGCTTTAGATGCGCCTGTGGTTGCTCGGAATGATTGTTCGGCGGCTCTTAGCGAGTTTGTTAGATCCAGTGTCGCTTTTACATAATTGAGGACCATGCCGCCGGCGGTCTTGAGAAGACCCCCAAATGCGCGTCCCGCCTTCCCGGCTTTACCTAACATTTTGCTAAAGCTGCCTAACCCTTTGGTGCCTGACTCCACTTCCTTGTTAAGTTCCGCTTGCGCTTTTCTTAATTTTTTGAGGGATTCATTGTATTCTGCGGTGCCTTTCTTGGCATTTCCGACTTCCCCTTGCGCTTCTTTTACTGCATCTTTAAGCTGGTTAACGCTGCCTGCGGCAGCGTCTGTCCCTGCGGCATCAATGCCTAGAGCACCTGTGCCGGGTGCTCCGCCGGCGCCTGTGCCGGGTGCTCCGCCGGCGCCTGTGCCTGGGGCGCCTGGGGCGCTTGTACCAAGCTTGGCACAACAGTCTTTTAATACCCCATATATATCATCTAAGGTTGCAGCCAAAATAAAATTCCTTATTACAATAAATAGTTATCAAACAATTTATCAACTGCGTTTTAAAAATCGGGAGATTTAGGCTGATTAGAGGCGTTCAGAGTCTGCCGAGAACCTCCGCTTGAGCCTGGCTGCGCTTGTGCGCTCTCCATCGCTTCTTTTTCCATCTTTAATTGTTTAATCAAGCGTTCAACGAACCATACCCTCAGACCGATGGGTAAATTATAGGCTTCGCTAAATGACCATCCTCCGGAGTACTTTAAAAAGAAAAACTGCTCATAAACAGCTTCCATGTAATCAGGCGTTAGGCCAAAAAAACTCCGCATTGAGCGGAACCTCCATGTCCTGCTCGTGACCACAAGTCTCGCATGCGAAATATTGGGATAAGTCTAGATTTGGCGCAATAAATTTATACGCTTCTCTTACATACTTGGAGTCTCCCGAAGGAAGATTATTGGATACATAATTGACCGCTTCGGTCGTTTCGTTTCCATTGACTGAAATAATGATGTTAGCGAGTTGCCTGGTAACAATTCTGTCCGCTTTCTTTTTCCGATCGCTCTCCAACAGAGAACTAATCCTGCGCTCATCTTGACCTGTTAATAATCTCAACCCAATAACGAGTTTTGTTTGCGGAAGAGTTACCTCAAAGGTACCGTTCTCATTTTCAGTAACATCGAAAGTTTCTCCATCTTCTTTCTCTGCAGATACTGGGGCTTTTATCGAAGCTAAATTAAGATCAAACTCGTATTGTTGCGATTCAGCGCATGATGGGCAGTTTACCTTTGTTTTATAAAGATTGCCGTAACCCGAAACTCGGCATGCGACGATAAGCGCATTGCGATCTCCGATTAATAGGCTTCCTGGATCGATAGCCTTGTTAACAATGACATTCCGAATAAGGCGATCGATAGCGATCCCCTTCTTGAGCAAAGAACGGGACGTTAAAATATCCTCTTCTTTCGCAGTCATTTGCTTTATTTCAATATGGGCGGTACCACAAAGTGGGTGCCCTTCTGGGTAAAGTCTTCCTTCTGATGGAAGATCAACGAATTCAGTCGGGATAACGAACGAGAATGAATTATTCTGCTCTCCGGCTAGTTGGTTTAAGGGCGGATCAGCGTCTTTCGTTGTTTTTTCTACGCCTGTCCGACTTCTATTTCTTGACAATATACACCTCTCAAATTATTGCATTTTCATGAATTATAGAAACTTGTTCCACCGAGTGCGATCGCAGAGGATCCAGCAAGGGTGTCTACGCGAGCCCAATCGAAAGTCAACTCCATGGAGTATTCCGTGAGGGCTTCTTCGCCATACTTTAACTCTCCGCCGTACTCGAGCTTAGTGACAAATGCATTCCACAGTGTCCACGTCTCAATCGGGGAGCCGTTTGAATCAATTTGGGTGATAAGAACTCTGCCTAGGGCGCCGGCAGCTTTTGCTTTCGACATGCTAGTCAAGTTCTCGGTTGAAGCATTTGTGGGCACAGAGTAACCACTTGCTTCAACGATTGCAGAAAGGGTTGCCGCAACATCGGGATCACCTGCAGGATCAACCATCTTAATTGTAACCGGATCCCACTTGACTGTGGAGGGATACTTAAAGGTGTGGTTTAGAAACGCATGATCAGTTGCAGCAATTGTAAATGATGGTTTAGTGACGGAAGTTGCATACCATAGTACGGGTCCCCCATTCACGGAATTGATTCCCATAATAGATACAGTGAACCTAAAGGCTCTTTTTGGATCTTTTAGGGTGACGTCCTCTTGGAAGTCTGTTGACCAGAATGGCATTGTTATTTTTCTCCCTTAATGAATTAACTAGTAGTCAAGCTGAAAATTAGTCGTCAAAAGATGCTCCAGTTGAAGCGATGACGAAGTCGATTGCAATAAATTCTATTGCTCTCGCTGGCTTAATCATAATCTTCGCATACATGATGTTTTGATCGATTAAATCCGGTGTGGTTGTGCTCTCGTCGAGAATCAGACGATATTCGGAAATACCGTACAGAGTCTTGACGTTGGCGAGGAATGGCTCTACCAAGCCCTTGAAGCGATCCCATGTCGATTGGACGTTCTGCTCAAACAAGATTTGTGTTGAGAGAATGGAGATTTGCTTCTTAAGGTAGATCACAAGCCTTCTGACATTGATTCTATCAAGGGCGCTTTGGCGCTCTTGGAGAGTCTTCTGTCCGAAGACCACGATTCCCGTGGAAGGGAATGCCGCAATTGGGTTAATTCTTGCGTCATAAAGTGTGTCGCGATCTTTCGATGAAAGACGCGTTGTTACGTTTGTAATTGGGATTCCTGCGGCACCATCTGAAAGTCCGCCGCGGTTGAACCCTGCCGGTGCAAACCAGACTGCATCCTTAGCCTCTGAGCTTCCAAGAACACCCATCATAGCTACCGTAGGCGGTATCCAGACGTTTTGTCCCGTGAATGCATCTCGGGTTTGTACCCAAGGATAGAAGGTGGCTCCGTAAGATGAATCTAGGCGACGATCTCGTAGGTTATTGGCTGCGTTGACAATACTGCGGCTAGCGCGGGTATCCTTTGTACGATACGTCTCGTGAGGAGGAGTATAAACATTTGGAAGATCAATCAGCGCCATTGAATCTGCACGGTCTTCACACATTTCCACTGACAATCTTGTCAGAGCCGTGTTAGTGAGTCCGGGAGTTGCCAACAAGTTCATATCAATCAACTCTGGATCGGCCACAGTCTCTAGAGCTTGTCTATATGTGTTGAAAACATAGCTAGTCTCTTCGTTATCTGAAGTTGCCATCAGCGAGTTTGCTGCAGGATCTGGCTTGTTGATATCCCAGCCGTCGAATCCGCCCCACATAGGTGCGGTGAATCGATCATAGCCGGCGTCAAGTAGCGCTTTGTATCCACCTGTAACGGCTGTCGCTGAGACTGACGTGTCAGCTTTGCGTGAGCCCGACTGGTAGTAGTAGGATCCTGTGGCATTAGTGCGTCGAATATCGTCCATCGTGAAGATGTAGGAAAACTCCTTAACGCCTTTACCAGCGGTATCCGCGCCAGAAGTAGGATCGTCTGGGAAGTTTGAATATAAGAGCCTGTGCATATCAAAAATTCCATAAGAATTCTGATCAGAAGTTGTTGTGCGCGTGGTGCGCATTCCAAAGTATGCATTTGTAGGATCTGTGAGTCCGCCGTTACTTGCCGAGAGACGAAGTGGGGCGTACGGGAATACAAGTGATGCCGTGAAGTCCGAGTTGGTACCCTTCTTGTTCACACCTCCGGACAATCCAGATGTGCGGGAATTGCCAATGAGTGGAACACCTCTGATCTTGAAGCCGCCTGGGGCGACGACGCCGCCGGCGAGGCATGATGCAGTGATCATCGTAATGTTGGTGGCTCGGGAGACGACCCGGGTGGATGGACCCATTTTGAGCGAACCAGAGTGACGTACGGGTCTGGTGCTAAATGCGCCTTTGCCCGCCTTGTTCATTCTGATAGTCATCGTTGCTGGGCCGGTGTCGCTAGCGGCTTGGTTTCTAATCGTCATTGTGAAAGGGCTCTTTCCATGTCCATTTGTGCTTTCAATAGCATTCTTAAGGTTGGTAAGCGTGGAAACTGTATTAGAGCCAGTCACCCAAGCAACAGACCTGAAGAGTCCTCCTCCGCCATCAGTTCGGGTACTGGTGCGAATCAGCTGTCCGTTGCTGGATGTGCCTGCGGTGGCGCCGTCGGTGCCTCCGACTAGCCTATACTGAACATATGTGCCGTTTGAAGCAGTCAGTCCAAGTCTTGCACAGGGTCCAGTGAACACACCGGCGCCGTCGGCGATGACCGGTCCTAATCCGATACTCGATGTACCTTTGCTGATACCTGCGTTGGCGCCAGCGGACATTCTCAGAATGAACGTTCCTTGACCTGTGGCAAATCCGTTGAAGGATGCGCTAGTTTTAATCATGGAGCTTTTCAGCTTTTCGTTGACCGTGGCGGTTCTTTCTGAAGAGCTTAGGTTTGTGTAGCCGGCAAATCGCGGTGGTCCATAGTAGCCGAATGGGAGCAGTGCAGCATCTGTTGCGCCTGCAGACACATCCTCGGCCAATTCTACATATATAAAGTCTGACTTGTTGTCGTACTCTCCATATTGTCTAAGTGTTCTGTTCGTGCTGTCCCACTTGTTATATCTATCGCCAATCTTGCGGGCAATAAAGTTTGGAGAAGTAGGATCAAGTGTAAGGTTATCGAATCTTTCAATAATTTGTACATTGCTGTCCGTATCGTTAATATTTCTGAGTATGACCGAGAAAGATCCATACGGGGA